AAGAAAAGCCATTAGTTCGTGATCTGGCTTTTTCGCGTTGCTCTTTCTCACCAATGTGGTGTCGAGGTTTGTATTGAACGCCATCCTCTAAGTTCGCGTAGTAGTTTGTGCAAGTCTCTGTGACTTGAGTTTCACACAGTAGTTTGCGCGGCTTGCTTAGTTGAAGTAACTCTCTACTAGTCAGGATCATGTACAGCGCCTCCCACGGTTGCAAACTCTTCCCATTCGCCAGGATAGATACCAGATATCAAAAACTCTCTGTGATCTACAGGCACATCAGGCATAGCATCTTGAATCAGCATCCCACGTTGCCACAGCGCATAGTCAATAACATCGCAATCAACTGTAAGCGTGTTGGTGAATCCAGTGAGAGGTGATCTTTTGGTTAAAGTAATCATCGCGGTGGACTCCAGAGTTTGATGGACTCGTTCTCTGCGTCCCAATCGTCATAGCGCAGAATCCTAGCTAGACGAGCCTGAGTAATTGCTTCATCACGGCTTAACCCTGCTTTGATGAATTGATTCTCAACCAGTGACCAATCAGGACGGTTACCTAAGATTTTTGCGGCAGTCACAGCACCGACCTTGGGACAGCCCGAATAGCCATCAGTAGCGTCACCCATTAATGCTTGCGTATAAAAATTAAGGTCTGCGGCTTGGGTCGATATATCCATCAGATCATCATCAGTTGGCCTGTAGAGCCTACAAGGGATCGTCTTCATATCCTTATCGTCAGAGACAATGACAGTATTAAGGTCTGGAGCAGAGCCTAAGATGCCCATAACATCATCAGCCTCTAGTGTTGGCTGAGAGTGGCTAGGCCATGTATCTCTACACCATTCAACCATCGCTTTGTAGCCAACTGGCTTGCGAGACTTCTTTCGGTTGCTTTTGTATCCACTGTGGACATCTCTCCGAAAGTTCTCACTATCTGAAATGCACATCAGAGTTTGGCCGCCAGTTCCAAGTCGATCATGGAACTTTTCTATGAGGCTAGTGAAAATTTGTTTAGCGGCTTTTAGATCAGTGGCTAGTGACCATATGTCGTCCCCCCAATCAGTTTCATCCTCAGTTATTACCGATGCTCTAAAGAGAAACAGATCAGCATCAATGAGTAGTGTCGGGGTCGATCTCTCCTGCAAGTTCGTCAAGTATTTCATCTAAGCTATCCTTATAATCCATGCCCATTGGCGTAATCGTAAATTTATCTATGAAAGTGTCTTCATCAACCTGATTGGTTATGAAACCTAGAGAACAACAAGTGGCTACATAAAGAGCCGCTTGCCGCGCAAAGTTACCTTTTAGTTTGAAAGGTTTGCGCCACGCCTTATCGAGGACGATGTAAAAGCCAACGATATGTTCGATGGAGTAACCTTCGATATCCGTAGAACTAGTGGGTGTCACTCCAAGTGTTTCCAACGCTGAATTCAGCCTCGATTGGGATTTGGAATCCGAATTCTTGACCGCTTTTTTGCGCCATTCGTCCAGTGATATTATGTCCGACATACTGTGCTACCTCGTCATTTTTACAGGCGATCTGAACCTCATCGTGAATAAAGCCAACGATGTAAGCGTCAATGCCTTGATTAGTGATTTCTTGATCTATGAGTTGCACCCATTTTTTAGCAATCACAGCGCCTGCGTTTTGCAAAATTTGGGATAAACAGCGGTGGTCTGAACGGATATATAACTTACGTCCGTCAATACCTTTGATAAAGCCTTTCTTTTTATATGCAGTGGCTAACTCATTGCGGAGACTTTTGAATGCAGGGACATTCTTATCAAAGTCAGCTTTGAGCCTCTTGCCGTCCTTAGCACCACCACCAACGATCTTACCGATTAGAGTGTCACCTCCTCCGAAAATCATGGAGTACACGAATGTCTTCGCCTGATCTCTAGTGGCTAACCCTGCCGCCTTTTGGTTAAAGCTATGGATATCAGACTCCATAATCTGCTTGGCGTATTCACCCCCATCATCTAGGAGGTGCGCCAAACATCGCAGTTCGATGCCACTCAAGTCAGCACCTAAAAGTTTCCACCCTTTGGGTACAGTGAACAGATCGCGGCACTCTTTGCCATAGACAGCGCGAGTCGATGGAACTTGCTGAAGATTTGGAGATCGGCAGGCGCACCTTCCGCTGACCGTCCCAAGAGACACCAAGTTGTGTCTAATCTTCCCATCAGGATCAGCCAACTTCATCCACGCGGCATTACCTTCAGCCAACATAGCGATTCTCTTCTGCACCAAGAAAAACTCAGCAAGAGATTTGGCTTCTGGGTAAGGTAGATCAATTAGCACATTCTCATCAATCTTAGGGTCACCGCTTGGAGTGAAAGACTTTGGTTTCCACTTGTATTTCGCGGTGAGACATCGAGCAATGTGCTTGCGAGAGTTAGGATTGAAATAGACAACTTTTACTTTGTCTATAGTCTCGCCTTTAACATAGCCTCTCGCTTTATTGTTTACCTTGGGGGTGAACGGAGTACGGATTTCCCACGGTTCAAAAAGAGTGTCTAGTTGATCTTGTAACTCAAGTCTTCTACCGCACAATTTGGCGTATAACTCGCCTGCTTTCTCTTCGTCAAACGTCCAACCATTGTTGCCAATGCGGAAACAGATTTCAGCTAAGTCATGCTCAAGATCAATACTGCTTTGTGAGAAGTCCCTGTCTTGCTTGAGTAACTTGAGTAAGTCAAAAGTGACGTTTACATCTTGCTCCATGTAGAGGAGCATATCTTCGTTGAAGGTGTCCCAACCACCATCGTAATCACCTTTGAGATTACCTAATCGTAAGCCCCAAGCCTTGAGTGAGTGTGAACCCCAAAGCCTCCTTAAAAAGCCATCAGGATGGACGGCACACGTTGCGTCATCGTTCATCAAGTCAGCTTTGATCAATCGAGAGAGAACTAAAGTGTCAGTGATTTTGCCTTTAGGCTTCCATCCTGGATATAGCTTTTGGATAGCAGGGATATCAAAGCCAATGATGTTATGGCCTACGATTTCTTCTGCATTCTCTAGGACTTCTAAAGCCTTTTCTATCTGATCAGGGCGGTAGCTTTTAAGTGACTGTACACGCCTATCGCTTTGCTTACCGTCTTTAATCGCGATGCAGTGGATTGTCGTGAGTTCAGGAAGTAGACCATTGGTTTCAATATCAAAAATAGCCTGTTTCATACTGCCATCTCTTCTTGAAAATGTACGTTATTGCGTACGTCCTCTTGAACGTCTTCAACGCCACTTCCAAACTCAAAAGTTTTAAAAAATCCTTGGTAAGCAGGGAAAGTCTTATGAAACAGTCTTGCGTAATATGCGGCAGTTGCGTTTGGTATCTTGAAGGCATTGGTTTTACTGGTATTGATCTTGGAGTCCCACCTAATCTTCTGAATAATTAAGGCGGCTGAGTAATGCTGTCTGCCTAATTCTATAGAATCAAACGTATAGCGTTTAAACTCAGTCCATACATCAGGGTTTTTTGAATGGAACTTAACAAAGTCTTTTTCAAGACGAGTTTGCTCTGTAGAAGACATAGTGTCTCTCCTTGGTTTAGAGTTATTCGAGATTTACTTGTTTAGAATCTGGAGTCGGCCTCGATCAGCCTTCCGGTGGTGCGGTTATATGCAAGCGTATCGGCTTGACCGACTTCGCCAGTGAAACGGTTTTTTAGTAGCACAATCTCTCTAGTGTCATCGCTTGGGTCTTCATCATTGACTTGTAAGCCAATACAAAAGTCTGCGAGTTGAGCCAAAGCATGGCTACCTCTCAACTGGGATAATTGAACCTTTGCTCCATTTTCGTGACCACGCTGTCCCTCTGGTCTTCTAAGGTGACTCACAAGGAATAAACAGATATCTAACTCCTGTACTAGCTTTCTCAGCAGAGTCATTATCTGGTCTATCAGCCTGCGTTCATCATTCACTTGTCCAGTGAGGCCACTGACCAATATGGAGACATGATCTAAAAATATGTGCTTACATCCCATGCCTTTGACCATGTACTGGATTCTGTTTGTTATTGTGTCAACTGCAGTTGATCCAAAGTGGTCAAAAAGATAGATAGGACGATCACCAAGTAATTTGTCGTATGCCTCTACGATTTCAGGTTCTTCAGCCACACCCTCGTCAATAGTGATATTTTTTTCCATGTGCAAGCCGACAATGCCTTGTAGAGTTCGCTTGTTTGTCTCTTCAAGCATAAGCATTCCAACTGTCTCGCCTGCGGTGTGTAGGTGATAGGCTATCTCACGAATGAAAGTACTCTTTCCAACGCCACTGCCTGCACAGATAGTCACAAGGCCAGTTCGTATACCGCGAGTCATATCATTCAGTCGAGTGTATGGATAAGTGACTGTAGATGCTGAGTCGGATT